CGTTCTATCCAGGCCAAGTGGATTGCAATTGGTGGTTGAACACCGGGTCGTGGCTGACCGTGAACTGCTGGTGATGCCTCGGCTGGGTCAATTGGACAAGCCGCTTTACGGCACATCGGCGGGGCGAGCAATCCTTGCTTTAGACAGCGATGAAGAGGTTCGGGCCTTGCTCCAAACGGAAGGATTCACTCCACCGGATACGGCATCGGCTGAGAAAATTTTCAAGCAACTGGACGTGATAAGGCAGACCAAGGTCTCTTGCGACCATGGAGAGCTCATGGAAGGGATCACCACCACCGCCGTTGCGCTGGACACTGTTTTGGGGCGGTTCGCTATTTCGATGCCTGTCCCGACATTCCGCTTCGAGAAGGAGAAGGAAAATTACATCCTGGAGTTGCTTCGCTGCAAGGCTGGTGTGGACAAGGAAATAGGTTTAATCAGTTGATCAAAGGCACTGAGCAAGGCATTAACCATTAGGAAGAGAAGTGATGTAAACCAGCCGGCAAAAGAAAGCCCGCTGCTAGGCGGGCAAGGGAGCATCTATCACGTAGGGATAGCTGAAGCCTGGAGCATCATGTGTGAGAAGCGCGTGAAGAAAAGGTCGGCAAAATGCTGACGTTCGTAGTTGAGGTTTTCAACGACCCAGAACCCAGTCCCATCCGTCCGTATGCCTGCTGAGGGAGAACCCCTGACAATTCGGGATATGGTTTGCTATCTCGTACTCACGCCAATCCAGCATTGCATCACCGTCAATCGACTGCGGCTTTTTCTCGAGCAGCCAGCGCACGGTGTTGAGGTACTGACCATGCGAAAACACCACGATCTCATTGGCCGAGAGTTCTGTGATTCGGTCAAGAAAATGCAGAGCCCTGGCCACGAGATCACGGAAGGACTCCGCTCCCTCACCGTCAGAAAAAGCAGGGTCTGATCTCTGCCAATAGGCATCGACCCAACCCCGTCGCTGTGCGAGCGTCGTATCCACACAGCGTGCCGGCGCTAGGTAGGTGAATTCGTGAACCGGCCAAGTCTCGAAAGCTGCATCTGGATAGATGGCCGTGGTGGCCAGCGCGGTCGCTTGGGCGCGCAGGAACGGCGAGGCGACGATTAGGCCAGGAGCGCTCGTATGGGAATGAGCGACCATTTGGGCTTGCTCCAAGCCTATTGCCGTCAAAGGTATGCTCGCGTGATCCCTGGTAGGCTCGCCAGCGTTGGCAGCACTTTCACCATGGCGTATCAGCCTGACGTTCTTCATCGACTATCCTTCCCTGGCTCACGTTGCTTGGAATGCGCAATGCCGACACAGCGGCGTGCATGATACGCGATAGCCCCTCAGCACATTCAAATGAAGATTCAATGGTTCGCTCGGAGACATAACTGTCTTGGAAGTCCCAGCTTTCGCCACAGCCGCTCAAGTGCAACGACTGGGCATGTAGGCTCTACACGCCTGCGTGGTGTAAGGACGCTCGGATTTTTTCATTTGAATGTTTAGTTGGCTCGGACGTGCGTATATAATCAACGTATCTGCTACACAAAAATACGTAGGAAAGACTTTGAAAATAAAGCCAGGCACGAAATTTACTCTTTGCTCACCGGATGAGCAGGGAAGTATTGATTACACCACGAGTGTAATTCTTTTAAACACCTATTCATCCTCCGATAGAAGTTTGATTCGCTCTGCACTTAGGCCAACCGCTAGAAAAAACAAGCTGCTCCCGAGGGAAATTGATGCATACAATCTCTGCACACATGAATATACACACTACCTAGACCTACACAGCACGGTTTGGGGAGTGGAGTATTTGAGCCGCAGGTGCGGAGCGCTTTCGAGGATCCTTGAACAAGGCAAGGAGGCCCTTTCGGTCACTATGCTGAATGCAGCTGAGATCATGATGCACGAAGATTTCAATAAGGTTCATCATAACGTCAGACTAGAGAGATTGGTTACCAAGCATGGGCTTACTTATTCTGAGAAATACGGAACAGTTATAGTTATCTACCTATATTGCGATGAGACGCTGATTGCGGAAACTTCAGTCAGTATGCTGTCAATTCTTGAGGCAAATGCTGTCGCAAACGAATTTGAAGGTGAATACCACTGGATTGGAACTACACAGGGCAGTGTAACTGCGCATCAGCATGGCAGAATAGAAGCGAAATACGCGCAGCTCCTCCAAGATAGCTCTAGACTTGAATACAACATCATTCATATTCTTGTGGCCATTCACTTCCCAGGCCATACGCTTCGCAATAGATTACGGCTCGTTTCTACCCTCTGTCAGCTCGCATTGGATATTTATAATCTAGATTTGGCCATGCTAGCGAATGTAATTAACGATGGGATAAAAAACGAATATTTGGGTGACGCGCTCTGCAATGATCTCTGCAGAGCAATGTCACGTCAAGTAGTTGTATTCTACCTTGTGCTTTGGCTGCATGGCTATATTCAGCATGCGAAATTAACACTTGACGAAGTGGCCAATTATTTCGAAGGCCCATTAGATCAGTTGATAGATGATATGCTAGAGGCTGTAGGCCTGGAGATACCTCTGAGTCGACACATGAGCGATTTCGAGTTTCGCACCATCAACAACTCACTTAAAAAGGAGTGCGGTAAATTTATATTGCCAGGTGCCTTGAAGGCTGCCGCCCATAATCGAAGAGTGCGTAAGTCTCAGCTTTTTACAGCCAAGGCTTTACGTAAATTGAAATTACCCGACATTGTTTTGGACGACCATTCGACAATTAGAGCGCTTTCAAGGATAAAAAGTAGCGTGGTGCCTCATTGGAGTGATATGTATGAGGAGACCTCAGAGCTTGATGGAATGGTTAAAGACCCAGATGTTATGCGAAAATCCCATATGCACCCAGACGTTTATGGGCCAATGCAAATGCGCCGAGAAAGGCGTAGGCTGCTACGGATGCAAATGGAGTTTGATGAACTCTGATCATCACGAGGCTGCCTGGATACGTTATACGGACTTGGTGCGGATTGCTGAAGATAGAAGGTGAAAAATCTGCATTTTGCTCATTACAATTCACTTGTATCAGTTTATCAACCGGTGAGTAGATAAGATGACATGTGGCACTCGAGCCGCCCCTGAGAAAGCGCCCTTGGACGCCTATGAGCGAAAGATGGGTCGCCAGCGATCCGCGTTTTTGAACCAATCAACACTCGACAACATTGCGCGTGAGTATCGGATCTATGTTGGGGAGTTGAGAGAAGAGCCAAACCTTGGGGCGTGTGCGAAATCCGATGGTAGCCATGAAGCCTAGCGATGCGATTCGTGGGAAGGAACAGGCCATCAGGCGCCTGATCGAATCATACGGCTTCGTGTCCCCCTCGCTGTTTGGCTCGACCGCACGTGGCGATGATATTGAAGGGAGCGACCTCGACCTTCTTGCCACCATCCCGCCCTGTAGGGCGGGCACAATCTCCCTGTTCGATATCGCCGCTCTCGAAGATGAGCTCCATGCATTGGTCGGCGTACCCATCGACTTCAACATTTGCAACAACATGCCCGAACGCTTCAGGCTGCAAATTGAGAGCGAAGCGATTGAGCTCTAGCCACACACTAGGACGGATTGCGGAATATACCGGCGATTATCCTGGCGTCCAGTAGGGCGTGGTGAGGCAGTTCTTCCCCATCGTTCGTCGCGGTCAGGGTCGTGGCATCAGTAGGGAAGTTTCTGACGTTCTTGGGCCATTTCCCATCGTCATAGGCGAGCTCGCAAAATAGCTCCCAGTCGTAGGCAGGTGCGTCTGTGACAATCTCGAGCTCTTCGTCGTAGGTTGCCAGGAACCGCAGGAGCGCCGCTCTGGCCTCGATGACCGGCATGGCGTACTCACCACCCCACAACTGCGGCAGTACGATCTCTTTCACGAAATCACTGCAGTCTTCTTCTCGCCACGCGTCGACCACTTCGACGTAGAATTCCCGGCGATCCTGGCCAACCAGAGCCAGAGAGATCAGCTTCGCCTGCACGCTGAGCTGAGAGAATTCACAATCTAGAAAGAGCCTCATGCTGTTGGAACCTCTGCAATGACTAGGGCCCGCCTGAAGTTGTCTCAGGAAGGCTGCCTGTGGGAAATCGCCTTGGCGTATTTCGGCCCCGAAAAGCTGTTGGAAACGATTGTAGATCTGTGGGACGGTGCGAGCCCTCCCACAAGGCCGACCGTCGAGCACCTGTCGACCGACACGCTACCCGCAGATGTCGTGAATGTACTGAAAATTGCCCAGGTGCGAGTCGGGGCCCTCGTCCCAGGTCGCGTGCCTGTACCAGGTATTGTCACGTTGTACGCCCGGCATGCCAATGACCTCGCCGATGGGATCCTGGCAAGACTGCCGAGAGGCGAGCTCACCCGCACCTTGAGGGGATCGCAGTTAGAAGTCGAACTTGGCCTGTGACGTCCACCTGCGGCAGGGAGAAGTGATGTGACGATTGATCATCGGCTGCGAAGCCTGGAGATCGCGAGGCGCAGAGCGCTGTGGGCACTTGCCGACCTACAGCCTGGAGACGCTCGCGCTGAAAAGGTACTGTCTGAACTCGACGAGGTTGACCAGAGCCTGCAGGACGTCGTGAGTGGTGACCAGCTCTCGGCCCAGGAGCTCGTCGATGTCGTCACTACGAAGCTCCACAACGGCGTTCAGCTGATTGTCGAGGACAGCATCCCTGAGCCGTGGTTGCAGCGCTTCCAAGCGGCGAGTGTTGGGTCTACCCGCCTGGCAGAGGGGCCCTATCTGCGCGACTTCGAGAAGTTCGTGGCGGTGTGGCACCAGGAGCTTGAGCACCTGAGCGCCCATCGCAGTAAGAGGTCACGGTGAAAAGGACGATCCTGGGCGTGGCAGAGGCCGGCGAGCCGCTCTTACAGCAGACTCTCCAAGCCGTCCGGGCCCAAGGCCGGCACGCTTGGGCAGTCAGTCCACTGATAGATAGCACTGACCTCCAGGCGTGCTGGCTTTTTTCAGTGGAGTGTCGGCTTGATCTCGCCTTCGCCCTTGGCCATGTAGTCCAACGTGGTGGTACATGAACGATGTCCTGTCAGCTCAGCAATGCCATTCTTAATCGCGGTGTGTCGAATCTGAGTAGCCGTTACACGCTCAAGTTTGACGTCTGCTTTGTGGGTTAACGTGGTCAGCACTTTGGTCAACGTTGTCGGTGACATGGGGCGTTTTCGATACTTGTGAGAGTGGAAGACCTGGTCACCATCGGATAGCTTGCAGGCTCGCGCATAATTGGCGACCACGTCTTGGCAGCTATCTGGTAGAGGAATGTACTCATCGATACGTGTCTTTGACTTCTGGAAAACAGCCTGATTACAAACCCATCGCACTGACCTGAACTCAAGAGGGCGCACGCCTGCCAAGATGCACATGAACAGCGCCTGCTCCCTTGGCGTTCCAGAGAGACTGGCCACTTTCCCCAAGGCCTGAACAACCTCCAATGACAGCAGTCTGGGGCCGACTGGCACGACGCTGGGTTGCTTGAACGCCACAAGCGATGCCAAGGCAAACGAATCCACAAGCTGCCTCAGCTCGTGCGGGTTTGCAGTGATATCCCCCAGTTGCAAGGCTGCGGTGATCGCAGTGAAAATCGCTGACTTGGCCTCGCTCTCGGTCATCGTCGCTTGTGCCGACGAGCCCTGCTTGGCTGTCTGCTCGAGATCGAAGAAGCTTTCATAGCCGAAGCCCTTTGCCAGGATGTATTCCGCGAGGGACAAAGAGACCCTGGATGGCCCATGCAACAGCTTGCGCAACTGCTTGGCCAAGCTCTTGAAGCCACGGTTTCGAATCAGGTCGTCTGGATGGACAGGAATGCGCATGCAAATCTCCGGTCGTCAGGGTGTCGGCTGCCCGCTGACTCGTTGAGATGCGTGCAAAAAGAATGGGTTATGCGCCCTGTGGCTAAGCCTTCACGAGCCGACCGTTTGATCCAGGGGAGATCAGAGGACGACAAACCTACCATGCTCATTTCCAGGTTGTCCACGCGCTGACCATGCCAGTCATGGGCTTTCAGCCGGCAAAAATGTGAAGGTGCGTAAGAGTCGCCAAGGAGTGTATGTTACATATGCAGCTCCGCGTCTCATGGTGAATCGGTTTGCACGACGTTTCACACCGTTTGGTAGCGACGAGGTTGGTTTAAGGGCCCGTGTTGGCCAAGGACTGATGCCACAGAGATGAATCATGCGTGAATTCCCAAGAATCAAAGAGCCAGTCGAAGACATCAGCATTTATGATCTTGGTCTGGAGACAAGATCTCGCACCATGCGATCAGTGGTGTTGAAACGGGTTATGTTCGGTGATGATCGTCCCAATGTGCGAATCATACGAATTAACGACGCAATTTTTGAAAAATGCATATTCAATCATCAAGAAATCCAGCTAATAAACTTCTCCAACTGCAAATTTATCAGCTGTGAGTTCAATGGAACCAGATTCAAAAGCAACGAATTCCACAAATGCACATTTATAAACACTCTTTTATACAAGCCAACATTTGAAGACACTTATCTAGACCCAAAATCTTTTCAGTTCGACTTGTATTGGCTTCGCTACTTCGCAAACATCAACGTAGGCTTATTCCAAGCCTTATATAGAAACTCCAAAGACATGCACCAAGATAAATTCGCAATGGAGGCGGACAAGAAATTTCTCCTGTACAAGAAATATAATTACCTGTTCGGCAAAAAGAAAAAATACGGAAGCTTTTTATTCTCGCAAGGTTACAATGTTTTGCTAGGCAGCGGCTACGGGATAGTCAACGCCACAGTCTTTACTGCTTTGGGCATTTTATTATTTGCCTGGCTTATAGACGGACATTTAGTAGATCAAAAAGGATTCCTAGAAGCATTATACTTTGCAGTAGTTTCGTTCACCACAGTGGGCTACGGCGACTTAAAACCTGAGATGCAGTGGGCTCCACTTGCATTGACAATGTTTTTTATAATGACCTCCGTGATTTGGTGCGCAATTGTGACAGCGATTGCAGTAAAAAGGATTGTAAAGTAGTGACATATGTGGTCATAGAATGCGGCTCCTCCGCCCGGGGAGATACAAACTCGAATAGTGATCGCGATGTGGTATGTATTTGGCGTGACGAGTTTCCAAACTTACAATCCATCAATGCTGCCTATGGCCAAGTAATGTTTTATTCGGCCAGTACCATTCACAGAATGAAGCAAAAAGGATCGCTATTCCTCGTTCATTTAGACATTGACGGGGTGTGGCTGGAGGGCGACATTTCTCTGCTGGACGAAATACGAGGGTTCCGCCCGCATCCTGAATTGGTTAAGCAAACTCAACAAGCAGCTATCAGCTTTGTACGAGAGATTGCTTGGTTCCCTCAGGGGCATGAGGGTTTTTTGTGGTTGCTTGATTCACTTTATGTCGCTCTGAGGAATTGCGTCTACTGCGCTAACGCGATCAGAGGTCGTTATGTTTTCGGACTTGCGGATGCCCTGGAAGTTTTTGGGTTATCCCAAGCAGACGTCTCAGCAATGCTTTTAGTGAGAGAAGGAAAGTATAGTTATCGAAAATCATGCGATTCTGCCAACACCCTACCTTCCCTCGAAAAGGTAGAGCGGGTTTGCAATGCGATCACCCATAACAAAGTAAAGTTTGCGCTCGGCGGACTAACCAATTGGCATAAGGCTTGGAAATTTGACTACTGGGATGAACGGCTCATCGAACGAGCCATTCTAAACAATGAGCACCAGTCTTCAGAATTTATGAAAAAAATGCGGCACCACAACTACTTCAAGAATGCATTAAAGAGAGACATGGCCTGCATAGTTGATGATCATTCTAGGTAATGGAGCTATCCGTGACAGCCATGTCGTGCTGAAGTTTGATACCAACCAGGGGCGGCAAGTCTGCGCACCTTACGCCTATAATCCAGCGACGATAGCAAACGGATGGCCATCCATGAGATTTCCTCGAGAAACTGATCGATTTGCAATGGCCGCCTTGTTACTGGGCAAGATTCAGAGCGATCCAGATAATCTCTCGCCGGTAAGGGCCTTACAAAGCTTCCTGCTGAGGCAGGTCATCACTACAGAACGCCGAGTAAAGCGCCTAAGGAAAGCTCAGGCTCGCATCCGCGCCCTGAAGCGTAAAGGCTCCACAAAACAGCGGTCGTCCCTTCTCAAGTCGCTCGATTCTAATGCAGCAGAACGGATCGCCGATCTCCATCAGTTGATCTTCCTATGGAAGTGCTTCGGCGACGGCCTCGCATGCGTTTACCAGAGCTCTTACAGCTTGAAACACCTATTCTTCGATGGTGATTATGCAATTAAGAGTGATGCTGGCTTTTTCATTGGTAAGGCTGGCTTCATGCAGGAATACCGTCTCTTACGAAAAGCCCTCTCCATGAACGTCCCTGCAATCCTTTCAGACCTCACGAATGTGATTCGTCATGGGGACGTTTGCCTAATGGGTGCGGCTGATCCAGTACCGCTGGAAGTCAAAAGTTCATCAAACAGGAATGCCAGGACAGGCCGGCAGTCAGAGCAATTGCGGGTGCTGCATGAGTTTTTTAGAGATGACGGTGCTTCCAATTTCCGGGGTGTTCCGAATACCAAACGCGTGCCGGTTTCCGCCCCCTTGGTTAGCTACCAGGCCCTGATCAACGAATGTATGTCTGATGCTTGGGTTAATGGGCTTTCAACTCGAAGCCCCGAAGCCGGTTTGACCTACCTGTGCGCGCAAAATGATGGGCGTCGAGATGAGGGAGTGATGGAGCTACTGGCTCAGTACCCCGCTTCTACCACTATGTTTGTCACCCTCACTCCCGAGTCGTCGTGGCTACCGCACAAGTCATTCACTGCATCGTTATCGCCTGTTAACACTGTGTTGTTCATGCAGGAACGGTTGGCTGTGCTTGTCGTGATTGACCTACTTGTCCTCAAGCGCCTGCTGGACGAGCGCGGCTTAGAGCCGGTGATCATCATGGACGGAACAACCGCCATCCAGATTTCACCTCGGAAGGATCCAGAACGAGGAAATGCCGAAGGCCGGAGTATCGCCGAAGACTGGCATGACAGGATTGGCGTGTTTCGAATCAGTGAGTTCCACTTCCTGAGGACTGCCACTCAATTCGAGTCACTTCGCTGGTTCGCGGACACGCTGGCGGATCAAATGGAGGCCGTTCGCCGCGAAACACTAACGGAAATCACCCCAGAGGATCCGACCTTGATGGAAGTACCCATGGAATGGCTGTCGGCAAAAGATTGCTTCGGGGGCACCACAGGGAAGGAGTGATATGTGGAACCGGGATATCCCTCGATAGCCTCCCCCTTTCCGCTAGGAGCACGCCTACCAGCTTGCCGGAGCGCAAAGTCGCCCCAGGGTTGAACAAGGCTCAGTGTGGCGTGCGGGACGGTACGGGATTCAATCTTTCTTCTTACGCTCCATTATGAAGTCAGTGAACGCATCTGCAGGGTTGTGCCCGCCTTCATCACCAGCTCTACCATGAGCTTCCGGGGTGACATCTGTGGTGGGCCAGATACAACCGCTGACGAAGTCATGAAGGCAGCCCAGACCATCCAGCTTCTTGAAGAATTCGTCCTCTATTTCGCCCTTCTGCCGCTTGGTGTAGTAGTAAGAGAGAGCGCTGGTGAGCACATCGGTGAGCTGTATACCATCGGAGTCGTGCGAAGCGCTGAAGGCCAGGTTGTTCAGCTTCAGAGGTAGCTCAATCTGGGCGTTACCGAAGCCAATCACTTGCTGCTCCGCTGCTTGAGCCTCCCAATCGGCGATGGCTGCGAAGAACTCGGCCTGTCGCTCAAGTGGTTCCGAGTCATCGCATATCGCATCGAACCGGGCGTGCCGCCGCCCCCACTCAACACAAAGCGAAAAGAAGGCTGGGATCGCAGGGTTGAAGGTACTTTTGGGCAAACCTTCAAGGGCATCCTGGACAATCACCGAGGTCATAGACAGCACCTCGAGCTCCCACTTCATCGGCAGCGTGCTCTGTGCGGCAGCTACTTTCATCACCTCCAAATGCTCGTAGAATGCCGTGATTGCCTCCTCGCTCTTCTCGCCGCACATGTCGTAGTAACGGGAAAGAAACTCGTTGAAGCAGGCCTCACCAACCGCCAACGGAAGGCAGGCGAACAGCATATTGCTCAGAGAAATATTCTGGCCGTTCTCGTAGAGGTTGTAGTTGAAGCGGTAGTACAGCAAAGGCTCCAGAAGATCATCGATCACCTTAGTCAGCAGCATGAATCGTTTGTGAAAAACTTGCGCCTTGAAGCGCTCAGGCGTCACTAGGCTGGACTGGAATAGCTCGATGATACGGTCTTGCCCGCGTCCCGACTTTCGGAGCTTTTTGAAATGGATTTCGGGGGCCTGCTTGGAGCGCAGTGGGCCCAAGAGCTGCTCACACTCTTCCGCGCTGAAGTCACACGAGCCGAGGATGAACAACGGTTGGTCAATATCGGCCAATTGCCGCCCGGTGTTGCCGGACTCGTCGAAGTAGATGGTTGCCATTTCGCTACCCTGGTTGCTTGGCGAGCGCCGAGTATCGGGCTAAAACTGGCATAGGGGAAATTGAGCACCACGGTGAGACCCGCTGCTTCGCGAATCCTGCTCTTCGTAGTCAAAATGCAAGCGCAGCGCGCCGGCCCTGGGAAGGGCCAGAGGCGTGAGGATGGACGCCCGATAGGGCCAAAACCGGGCGAAGCCGGGGTTTGGTTCACGACAGCCGCACCCCGTAGGGGGCACGTCCAAACGTGCGATCTTTCACGATGCAAATGCCGGCCATCTACTCCATCCTCCATCGATTGACCAACCTCCTCAAAAAAGCTTAACTGTATGCATATACAGTTAGGCGCATACCGTCATGTTTACCATCCTTGGCCCACTCGACCCCAGTACCACAGAGCTTCCTTTGTACTCATTTCAAGTGCCTGCAGGCTTTCCCTCTCCTGCTGCAGACCACATGGAGAAACGAATTTCCCTCGACGAGCTATTCGACATTCGAGCCCCGCATATCTACCTCGTCAGGGTCGAGGGTGACAGCATGATTGGAGCCGGTATCTACCCTGGCGACCTCGTCTTAGTCGACCGCTCCGTGCCACCAGAGCCAGGCCACATCGTGATCGCTGCGGTGAACTGTGAGCCACTATGTAAGCGCCTCGCTCGTGAGGGCAGCCAAGTGGTGCTACGGTCTGAAAACCCACGCTACCCCTCCAGGTACTTGCTGGAAGGTGAAGAGCTTGAGATCTGGGGTGTAGTGACCTACAGCGTGCGCAGCCATGCAAAGCTCTGACCGCGTCTTTGCCCTCATCGATTGCAACAGCTTCTACGCCAGCTGTGAGCGTGTGTTTCGGCTCGACCTGCGCCACAAGCCCGTCGTTGTCCTGAGCAACAACGACGGCTGCGTAATCGCAAGGTCTGCAGATGCCAAGCCGTTCGTGAAAATGGGCGAGCCCTTTTTTCAGATCAAGGACAAGCTCCGCAAACACGGCATCGTGGCGTGCTCGTCCAACTACGAGTTATACGGGGACATGTCGCAACGAGTGATGACGGTGATCGAATCGATGGTGCCAGCCTCCGAGGTCTACAGCATCGATGAGGCCTTTGCCGAACTCACCGGCATGCCTGGTGACCTGGAGCGCCTCGGTCGAGATATCAGGGCCGAGGTGTACCGGCGAACAGGTATTCCTGTAGGGGTGGGTATCGCTTCAACGAAGACCCTGGCCAAACTGGCAAACCACGCCGCCAAGAAGTGGCAAAGTTTCACCGGGGGTGTAGTCGACCTCAGGGACAAGACGAAACGCGACTGGGTACTCAAAAAATGCGACGCGTCGGACGTCTGGGGGATAGGTCGACGCATGTCGGCACACCTCGAAGCGATGGACATCCGTACTGCTTGGGAGTTGGCTCATGCCGACGCATGGACGCTCAGGAAGAAATTCAGTGTCGTAGTGGAAAAAACGGCTCGCGAGCTGGCTGGCACAACGTGCCTTGAGCTCGATGAGCCGAATCCACCGAAGCAAGAAATCTGCTGCAGCAGGATGTTCGGCCAGCGCCTCACTGACCTCGCCCCTATCAAGGAAGCGGTGTCCACTTACGCATCACGCGCCGCAGAGAAACTGCGGGCCCAAGAATCGGTTTGTAAGCGCCTCCGCGTCAGCGTCAGGACAGGCATGTTCAATCCCGAGGAGGCCAAATACGCGAATGGTGTGTTGGTTGAGTTGCCTTACCCCACCGATGACACTCGCCTGCTCACCAAAGCCGCGCTACAAGGCGTGGAGCGCATCTACCGTGAAGGCTTTCGATACAGCAAGGCCGAGGTACTTCTGCTTGATCTGAGCCAACGAGGCGAGATCACAGGTGATCTGTTCGCGGAATCTCAACCTGTAAGCAGTGAAAGGCTGATGGGGGTTCTGGACAGCGTCAATGCCCGGTGGGGACGCGGAACCCTGCGCTTGGCCAGTGTGCCGGTCAACCCGTCCTGGGGCATGCGACGGGAGATGATGAGCCAAAGCTTCACGACCAAAATGGACGAACTCTGGACGGTATACTGTCGGTGAAAGGGGCGATCACAGATTGCTTAAGTACGCTAGTTGCTAAAGACGATGAATTTGATTTGCCCGGTTTTAGTGGCTACCGCTACTATCGCCACAATAAGTTAGCCAGAGTAGGAGGAAAAAATGGCAGATCTGTGGGAGCCAGTAGGCGGCGTATTTTGGAGCACACCACCCTGGCTGCCCGGTTTTGAAAGCATTCAAAATCTCGGTGACTCGTCTTTCTTCGTAACAGTCTTCGGTGCTCTTGCTGGGGCTTATTTCGGTGCATGGGCAGCACAGCGCAACGCTGAGCGAAGCAAGCTCCGAGATGAGCTCAAAAAGGAAATACGAGAAGTAAACTCTGCTTTAGTAGTTACTGCATCCGTAGTCAATGTCTCTTACGCCTTAAAAAAACAGTACATCAAGCCGTTAAAAGATTCGTATGACAATGACTGCCAGCGATTTGAGACTTACAAGGCCAAGAGCAAAGCCGGCATCCCCCAGCCCCCATTTGAGCTACAAGCCAATTTTCTTTCACTTCAAGAGTTGACCCCACCTATTGGGGCACTAAAAGATATTGTAATGGGAAAGCTTTCTGCCACGGGACGGGCATTAGCTGCGCTTTCAGCACTGACTGAAGCTTTGGAAAGCCTAAACTACAGCATAACGAAGCGAAATGACTTGATGGAGCGAATTAAGGTTGGTGACCTACCACCTGGCGCACAAGCACATCACATGTATTTCGGCATTCCATACGCACCAGATCAGTGTAACGGAGAGTACGGCGGTTACATTGAGGCGCTATCTCTTCACACAGATAGCTCGATATTCTTTGGAGTAAAACTATTCCAAGACCTAGAGCAACATGGCGCTCGACTGGCTAAAAAACATAAAGAAAAATTTGGCGGCTCAGCCCCATCTATTACAAGCGCAGACTGGTCAAAGGGATCAGACGAAGGAATGATACCAAAAGATGAGGAGTATGAAAGCTGGCTGTCTGGATTTACGGAAAAAAACAACGATGAAGCTTCTAAAACGGTTAAAGCATGGAGGCAATTGAAAGAATTATGCAAATTGCGCATACCGCATTAAAGCCAAACAAAAAAACCACTGATGGCAGATATATATTCAACCAAACCAAATCAAAATCCCCTTGATTTGTAATCAAGGAGAGCCAAAATTCAAAACCACAATAAATAGCACTTAAAACATATCTGCTCACCGCCGGAAACTATTTTTCTAGATCCTCCCACTCCTTATAGAGCTTAAGTATTGCTCGATACTTAGAAGTAGTAGGATGAAAATATCTTTGCAGCTCCTGATTCTCTACGAGCTGTCGTATTTCAACCGTGTAGGTTTTTTTGAATCGCTCTACATCTACCTTGCCATCGATAAACTTACTGCAAGCAGCATCATAATAGTTAATCATTGTCTGGACGGAAGCATCAAAACTCTTCCTGTACAACTCAAGGATTGCGGCATCTTCGTCCGAAATTGTCTGATTATCCTCCTTGACCTTGTATGGAATCATTATCTTAGAAGATTCGCTTACTTGTAACTTCGCCCCCTCAATTGACTGCATAATTTCCAAGTCAACCATACCCTGCTGAAGCTTAAAATTATCCTCAGCAATCTTACTGGTTTGCTTGAAGTTATCCTCAGCGATCTTATTGGCTTTCTTACTTGAAGCCCTGGCAAAATAAACCGCCGCACATGACACAAGCAGACTTAAAGACGCAATAATTTCAGCAGCCTTGAACTCCATTACCCCACACGCCTCCTCATGGCACTTATAAGCTCTAAAATATCGCTATTATCCGAAGCCGACGTTCCGCGAATCGACTCAGATATTATGTACTTATCACTATCCTCAAGACTAGGCTCTTCCCTCGCAAACTCATCGAGCAGCTCAAGAATCCTGCGCTTAGACTGGCTAGAAATTTTCTGACTGGTTCCGGTATAAACCAAGCCATTAAGATCACGCTCGATTCTCTCAACGGCAGAACCGGCATGCTTGGCCTCAAGAAGCCAGATGAGGTATTGTCTAGCTTTGTCGCTTGTGGATGCCATTAAGCTCTCCTTGATGCCCCCAGGAAGCGCCATGCAGATGAAACCACTTGATGCGGCTTTCCGACTGCAGGTCTTCTCATCCTCAGTTTGGGCATGCTTTATACCGCTAGTGCCGCTGGAATGCCAGCATCTGCTGCAAGCCTTCAAGGCACCATAGCGAGCAGGTGCGCCGAGCAGAGTTGGGTGTGTGAGACTGAACAAGAGCCAAAAGCTAAAGCACTCGACGGCCCAGCTTCGAAAGTATGTGCACTTGAACGAATGCGTCTCTCAGGACAGGCCAATCAAGGGCCTGCCCTTGGCAGAGTAGTGAAGATGCTCAGCCCGCGAAATCAGAGCCAGGTAAAAATCGTTCAGATGCTCCCCGGGCCCAGTCATCGCTCCTGTGATCCATGTGTGTCTTGCCTTCTTCAACCCAGATCACACCCTCTGAACGTCGGCGAGAAGCATGCTCATTTTCACCACCTGGCCACGCAGCACGTTCGGCAACAAATACCCAAATGCAGTCAAGGTCATCCTCATTAAGGAAAGCTTGGAACAGCTCTTGATCAATGAATGCATAGGAACCATCTCCGGGGCTCCTACCACACACAAAACGAACTGCCCCAGCGCTATCCATGTAAGCATTGCGGTTGTCGCTCATGGGCCTCAGGCCCAGACGATGTGCGAGCCAGGGTGCGGGCAACAGCGCATGGGCACCTTCAGGCATAGAGGCATCCAAATGGGACTCCCAGTGATAACGGAAGCATGGGAATGCCACGTCAATCTCGGCTGACTCGCTGAAATGCTGCGTTTCCCACTGACCCTGATCCCAGGTTGATCGCCATGGGGCCTCTAGCAGGTAACCATCATCTGTGGCGTTTCGAGTCGACCACTCATCCACCCTAATGCTTTCCTGCTTCCTTATGAAGCCTCTTAGTGCATCCGAATCCTGCTTTTTGACGATAACTGGAAGCAGGTAGCGCCACTCTTGGGTTCTCAAGCCATGCTGCCGCCTACTGTCGTCATCATAACGATCTGACACCGAACGATGTTCATGCAGGACGACCCAGCTCTTCCCCGCAAGATCCGACCGGGTGATGTAGCTTGGCATGCATGTCGAGGGGTCTTCCCAGAAGGGCCACTTACCGACTTCGGGCTCAGCAACTGGCTGCAGGTGAATCTTATGGTGTTCAATTTGGTCACCCAAACTGGGTTCAGACTCTTCGGATAGCAGAATGGTAGGATCAACGTCTCTATGAAAGCCTATATCGAGAGGGCCAGTGTACCGACGAGAGCCGTGACTCTTCTTCTCAGCCATCCAAAAGTTGTCCGCAAGACTGCATAGCAACTCATCAAGCGCGAGCCATTGGTACTTTTTGCCGATTCGCTCACCGGCTGGCCGTTCACGACCATGGTTATGATGATAACTCCGATCATCAGGGAACAGCTTTTTCGTCCAGCCATAATCATAGGCTCGCTTGGCAATCCAGCGCTGGGCGGAAGGAACATCGATGTGAGGCACCCTTTCTGGCTCGTCCTGATTGGTGTCAAAACTCACCCTGAACTCTTCAAAGTATCTACGCTTTTCTTCCTCATTTAGATCAAATAAAAGTAGATGCTCAACCTGTTTAAAGGTCTCAGCTGCTTGCTTTATTTCCTGTTGGCTACGACGTGCTCTAAGATCTCTGAATCGATTTGGCTTAGTATCTTGCAATAGCTTGAAGCACCTGATTCGATCCTCCGAGCAGCTTATCACCTCCTCTATAAACAAATCATATCGCTCATCATTAGTAAGCGGTTCTGACTCAGACAATAGAACATCAACAAAAGAAGTAACACGCGGTCGGACTTCATAGTCACCGAAATCCCCGCCCCACTCTCCACATGAAGAACGAATTTCAGAGCCGCCAGCTTGTTTAGCTACAGCCTTGAGCTCCTCTTCAGTGACCGCTAACAGGATGGGATCTGATTTATAAGGCGGGAATACTTTTGAAAGATCTACCAGATCATCTAGAGCACCCTGATATTGCGCTAAATGGACAATGCCCAAGGCAGAGTCTCGTAACAGGATGGATGCAGGTACGCGATCACGATCAAAAACTGTTTGGTACGCAACCCTGGAAAAAATACGAACACGATGTCGGTCAGGATCTACGCAACATGCCCCATACGCTGCAGAGTGAATTCGCTCATGGACGTATAAATCATCGACATGGGCAAAATCTCCACAGAGTTTCTCGTAGAGGCCAATGTTATGCCGCATCAAGGAGGATAGCGCTTTGGTTGCTTTGTCTCTGATTTCACGGTAGGTACTTGTAGTTAACCAAGCCATCGTGAGTGCACACAGGTATTGAATATCAGAGGAAGTGTGTTCACTTTGCTCAAAAGCACACCATTCGATAAGTCGCTGAGTAACACTGTCATCGTCTGTGGCGAGCGAGTTCACCTTGCGCGTCCAGAATGCATCGCGCTCTGGCATGGTGAGGCTGCACAGGGTTTGATGCAGAGCCAATGCATTCCAAGGATGGCCTGCGCTCGCGCTCACTTGGATCAAGATCTCAAAGTAATCCTCATCGAAATCCAGGAAGGTTTCATAGATCTCCCGAGTGCGTTCAGTGAAAGCTTCATTACTTCGCCAGCGCAGGCTTTCAATGAATGCATCTCTTGCAGGCTCATCATTGATCCAAATGTCCAGCTCACCAGGCAAAGCATCGATGAGCTCAATTCCAAATCGTTCGGGTAACTGCACCGATAGTGCTTGAGTCAGCCCATTCCACTCCCAGTCCAGTCCTTCGCCGTCATGAACGAACTCCAGGACTCCCTCGGCCAAAGCATGCACAGGGTCTTCAATCGCGGCCAGCAAAGCAGCTGCCATCAAGTAGTCCTGCAACCTCTGAAAGCTAAAGCGGACAACCTCGTCAGGATTGTCAAAATCATCAGGATCAGGGAAGTCAGGATGAGGATCCAACCTGAATAGCCCGTTTCTGATAAGAATATCGAACCAGCTAAGTTCATTGGGAGCAGGAAAAGCTGCAAACTTATCAGCCGCGATTTTTGTCGCCAAGCCCCTCTCGATAAAATCCGAACGGTTTGCTGCCATCAATGAAGCGACAGCTGTCAAGGTTGCAAAAGTGGGCTTAACGAGATCATCGCTACCATCGCGACCAGCTCCCAGATTCCTTGCGATATTTTCAATATAGAAGGAAAATACCTTTCTAGTTCCGACTAGACCTTTCGGGAACCACTTTTGATTTGCTTTCTTGAGCGCTATACATGCACTCCTCAGAAACAACGGATTGACGAACTCTACTGCTAGCCATGGAGTATCTGGCTGCGAAATCCCTCGCTTACCGAGGTACATCCTTGCTGCTCTAGCCTGCTCGTAAGATGTTACAAACCCGCGCACTTCGACTGCTGCAACCCATTGCTCGACCGACCCAGGTACAACATAGGGCTTGTATTCCGTCCTGCAGCTGAAGACAACGACCAAGTTTGGAAATTTTTCCACCCTTGCGATAAAGCCGGCTAGCTCATGCCGCCACAGTTTATATCCTGGCCCTTCATTTATAGCGTCGATCAAAATCAAGCCGCGACGCTTCGAGGCTTCAGCGGACGCGCTGAGCGCCTGAAGGAACGTATCAGGAGTCGCGTCTGTGACACCAACCCGCCGCATTATTTGATTCCATATATCATCTTTAGTGAGCTGTTGCCCAAGAATCAAAATAGCAGAAGTACCAGTGTTAATTGCTTCCTCAGCAATACGGCCTAATAAATGCGACTTGCCACTTCCGGCTTTCCCGTACAAGAGTATGCTTTTTCTTGTCTCGGACGCGACATCTCGCCTCCTGAGGAAACCTCTCAATGCTCTGATGGCGCTTGCTAAGACCTCAAGCTTCGATTCATTTTGTGAGCCATCTCGACTGGTGCGCCATAAACGAATATTGAGTTGGTTCACTGCATCGAGGACTTGATCTGTTACTTCAAGCGTATCTCTAACAGGCCATACACGCCATGGATCATCATCAAAGCGCGACTGAAGCTGAAGTAATCTCCCTATACCGCTTTCAATAAAATCAATAGATTCTTGATCGGTCTCGCCCACCTTGACTTGCACGTCACCAATGCCACCTACAGCCGAGATAGCACCGAAAATGTCGCTGACCTCTTGAATTATTTCGGCACTTCGAAGTTTTACCTTGAACAGCCGCTCCGATGAGACTTCAACATGATCATCGGAATGATACCTTTCTTCGAGCGATGTGACCGCGATCTCCAAGTTATCAGCGAACCATTGGGCGGAAAATTCAACATCCCCGAACCAATATCTTCTTAGCCCGTCAGCAGAAGGTTGAATCAGCCGATCACTCAACTCAAATGCCGTCCAGGGCACGAATTGCACAAATCGGCCCTCCGGTACGAGCGCCTCCCATTTGGCCTTTCTAGCTGTCCAGTTATCCCAGCCAGTTTTACCGTTGACTTGCTTACCAGTCCTGTCGGTCAAGTCACATGGCAAGGCCACTACGTACTCTGTCAGATTGGGATGAGTCTTAAGCGCCTGCTGCACAGAGTCATCCAAGTTGGCCCAGTTGATCTCGCTCGACTTTAGATAGTATTTGGCTTGATAGCCAATCTCAGAACCGCCTGGAAGCACCCAATAGGCTTCAATCCCACCATCCCCACCTGAACCGTGCACTCGTCTGAACTCAGCGCCAGCGGCCTGAGGCTCACGCCGAGCTAACTGGCAAACGAGTTCCTCAAAGGCCAGATGCTTACCTGAGTCCTTGCCCCTGATGCGTGCGTAGTCCATGGATGTGTCCGTTACGAAAGCCGATTATGGTGATGGCAGATCGCCTAGGACGAGTGTATCCGTTTTGGATTGTGGTGGGGGAAAGCTGTTTTGATCACAAAAGAATTCGATGGGGATTTTTTAGAGTCAAGCTGGGCGAGAGGCGAACGGTAGTTCACCTTGAAGGGGGAGGTATTGAGTTTTACATGAAATAAAAAGCCTAGCTGGGGAGCTAGGCTTTATGGGGAACAGCAACTTAACTAGCGACTACCTGCAGCGACCTGGAGGTGCTGTGAGGTATCAATAGTCGTCAGCTGGCTCTTCCAGAGCTGCGAGATTGGCAGAGGTTTCAGTCTGAGGCTTAGACATCAACTTGTCGCGAATCATACCTTCCAGCTTGTCCATGGTAGGCTTGTTTTCCAGCAGCCACTTCATGGTATTGGCCTTACCTTGACCAATCTTGTTGCCTTCGAAGGAGTACCAGGCGCCAGACTTCTCAACGAAGTTATTGGAAACTGCCAGGTCAACGATCTCGCCGGCTTTGCTGATACCTTGGCCGTAAACGATCTGGAACTCGGCTTGCCTGAATGGAGCAGCAACTTTGTTCTTGACCACTTTAACGCGGGTTTCGCTACCAACCACCTCGTCGCCTTCCTTGACCGCACCGGTACGGCGGATGTCCAGACGTACCGAAGCGTAGAACTTCAGGGCGTTACCACCGGTGGTGGTTTCCGGGCTGCCGAACATCACGCCGATCTTCATACGGATCTGGTTAATGAAGATACACATAGTGTTGGAGTTCTTCAGGTTACCAGTGATCTTCCTCATCGCCTGCGACATCATTCGGGCGGCAAGGCCAACATGGGAGTCCCCGATCTCACCTTCAATTTCAGCTTTCGGAACAAGAGCAGCTACGGAGTCGACGACAATAACGTTGACCGCACCCGAACGAGTCAGAATGTCTACGATCTCAAGTGCCTGTTCGCCAGTGTCAGGCTGCGAGCACAGAAGATCATCGATATTCACACCAAGTTTGGCGGCATAGATTGGATCAAGGGCGTGCTCAGCATCGACGAATGCACAGGTCAAACCTTGACGCTGAGCTTCAGCAATGACGGAAAGAGTCAGGGTAGTTTTACCGGAAGACTCTGGGCCGTAGATTTCAACAATACGACCACGCGGCAGACCGCCCACGCCCAGAGCGATGTCAAGGCCCAGAGAACCGGTCGAGACAACATCGATATCCATTGTGCGGTCGGAGCCGAGCCGCATGATGGCACCCTTACCAAACTGCTTCTCGATCTGAGAAAGAGCCATTTCCAACGCTTTGTTTTTTGCCTGATCCATTCTCGTCGACCACTCAAATTAGGATTAATCGAATATTGCTGATTAGCTTAGGGCGTATCCCTTGTGAGGGAAGGGAGACCTCCTAAGTGAACCAAAACTATGCTGCGATTCCGAATACTGCATACTGCAGGCCGACGTGCATGTCACCCATCTCGCCTTCGATTTCAGCCTTCGGTACCAGGGCGGCCACGGAGTCGACGATGATCACGTCGACCGCGTTGGAACGCACCAGCATGTCGGTGATTTCCAGGGCTTGCTCGCCTGTGTCCGGCTGCGAAACCAGCAGGTCGTCGACGTTCACGCCCAGCTTGCCGGCGTATTCAGGATCGAGGGCGTGCTCGACATCGACGAAGGCGCAGGTGGCGCCGTTTTTCTGGGCTTCAGCGATGACCGACAACGTCAGCGTGGTTTTACCCGACGACTCCGGGCCGTAGATCTCGACGATACGGCCTTTGGGCAGGCCGCCAATGCCGAGGGCGATGTCCAGCCCCAGGGAGCCCGTGGAAATGGCTGGAATAGCCTGGCGCTCATGGTCGCCCATGCGCATGACCGCGCCTTTGCCGAATTGGCGTTCGATCTGACCCAGGGCCGCAGCCAAGGCGCGCTTCTTGTTGTCGTCCATTGAAATCCTCACGTGTTCGACTTGGCCCTGACGGCCGGGAATACCTGTATAAGTAGCCAGTATTATTCCACAGGGAAGCGTTTGAGCAAACCCCTGTCGTCGATTTACTCCACGCCAAGCTGTAACAAGCCGTCTAACGCAGCGATCACCGTCTGTCGGCGAACCGTTTCGCGGTCGCCGTCGAAGTGGCGGCGCTCGCTGTACACCCGGCTGCCATCGGCCCATGCCAGCCAGACGGTCCCCACCGGCTTGGCCGGCGAACCGCCGTCTGGCCCGGCTACGCCACTGACCGCCACGGCAAACCGCGCGCCGCTGGCCGCCTGGGCGCCACGGACCATGGCTTCGACCACCTCCTGGCTGACCGCGCCCACTTCAGCGAACAAAGGCTCAGGTACATTCAACTGGCGGGTTTTCTGGGCGTTGGAGTAGGTGACATAACCGGCTTCGAACCATGCCGAGCTGCCGGGCACACGGGTGATAGCCTCGGCGATGCCGCCACCCGTGCAGGATTCGGCGGTGGTTACCTGGGCGCCCAGGCGACGCAGGTGTTCGCCAAGGCGGGTGGAGTGTGCGGTGATCGGGTCCATGGTCGGTTCCTTGGAAGACTGAGGGACAACCTAGCATGTCGAGCGGGTGAGCGGGACAGGCACAAGCCAGACGTGGCCATACCTTAGCGCTGCAACGCCTGTACATAATCCTGACACGCCCGCAACGCAATCAATCCCCGGTCCCCGTCATCGGTGATGGCGATAATTCGTCCAGCATGCGCTGGCTCAAGTCGGGCGCGTACGGTTGCATGATCCACGCCGCTGGCGCCGGGGGCGGCAGGCATTGCGGGACCGGCGGCGCCGCGCTCGACCAGGACCGACAGGCGCAGATCAGCAGTAGCGAGACGATCACGCAGGCGAGCCTGAGACTTTTGCACATCGGCAAGCTCCTGAAAATGGCGGGTTTCACTTTCCTGGATGCGCTGCTCCAGGCTTTGGCGACGCGCGCGCTCCGTGAGTAACAGGGAAGCCGCCACGTCGGCCTGGGTTTGGGCCTGCAGCGCCAGCTGCTGCCCATAGCGCCAGCCCTGAACCTGCCAGGCCAACGCAGCAGACAGCAGCATCAACACCACCCCCAGGCCAAGCTGAGTACGGCTCAACACAGTACTTCCCGCGCGCGCGCCCAAAGCGTCAGGCGGTCCTCCAACCCATTCAGGCCACCATTGATATGCCGGGTAATACGGTTGAACTCGCCACGATCAGCCAACGCGTTCAAACCACGTGAATGCCAGAACCATGCTGCCGATTCGCAGGCCCAACGCGGCTGCTCGAGCAACTGCGGTTGCGCCAGCAGACGCTCGTCACCGAACAGGGCACGGCTGCAGGCCTGATAGATGTTGCGCCCGGTGACCTGAATCAGGCCACGGCCGCAATACAACTGGCCGTCACCGTCAGCCTCAGGCGTGTTGCCCAGGCGCTGGGCCAGGCGACCGGTGTCATAACGCGCCAGATAACGATCATTACCCAGCTCCTTCACATAGCGAAACTGGCCGGATTCATGGCCAACCTGGGCAATGAACGCGGCGACACGCCTGGTGTTGTCGATCTCCCAGCGCGGCAGCGTGACGTTCAAGGCCGAAAGAAAAACGCCCGCGACAGGGCGGGCGTTGGGCAGAATCTGTAGCAGTTGCATTTCTGTGAGCATGTCGAGTCTCCTTACTTGCACGGTGTACCGCAGGCCTCAAGCCATCGTCCCGGCCGAGCGCCGTGGCACCTTGCCCTTGGCATTTGCTTTCCCTGCCTTGCCGCCATTGCCCTGCACCGTGGTGCGCCAACCATCGCTGGTGAACACCTGCTCGACCGAATCGAGCTGATACTGGCCATCGAGCCCGTCACCAAAGCCGATCAGGTCGATGCTGCGCTCGGCGAACAGGTCGGTGCGCCCTGGCAGGTCAAGACGCAGCTGGGCGGTATTGCGATTGAAGCTGGCCAGGCGCGCCTTGGCCGCCTGTTCGGCGCAAGTGCGATTGGGATACAGGTGGCGGTCGGTGTGGATTGGACGATGCCCTTGCCTGCCATCGTCGTTGACCAGTTCAACCTCTTTCAGCTCGCCGCTGGCACTGTCCTGGTGGCGGGTGCGCACAGCCTTGCGAGCGGCCTTGTCATCCAATCGGCAGTGCCATTGGCTGACTTCGCTGCGGGCGATGCTGACGATATCCAGGTGTTGGCCACTGGCGCTCTGCCCTGCTTGACGCGGCAGCACCAGCAGTTGGCCGTTGGCAAGCTTTGCGGTGCAGTCGTACTGGCGAGCCAAACGGGTAATGAAGTTGAAATCCGATTCATTGTATTGGTCGGCGCGCGGCACCTGTGTGGCTACCGGGCATACCGTTTGCCAGCCATTGCGCGCACCGATCTGGGCGATGATGCGTTGCAAAGGTGCCGCCTCCCAGCTGTCACTGCGGATGGTTTTTCCGCTGCCACACAGGTCACTGGCCTTGCCGCGCACCACCAGGGTATCGGGTGGGCCGAACACCTCGACTTCGTCCACGGTGTAGCGCCCCAGCCGAGCCAGAGGCTCGCCGGCATAACCCAGATGCACTTCGATCAGCGCGCCACGGGCAGGCAACGCCACGGCACCGTCACGGGCATCTATGCGCAACTCGAAGTCGTCCGAATCCATCCCCGGCTTGTCGGTGGTGCGCAGCAACAACAGGCGGTCGTTGATCAGGGCGGTGATGTCTTTACCATCTGCCTGGATGCGAAATTGCGGTTGCATGGCATTCACTCCCAGAGTTGTATGGAGGTGGCTGCCGCTGCCGACAACGCCGGCAAGCGCACCACCACCCCGCTGCGAAAAGGCTGCACCTCGTCGGCCAACCCCTGATTGGCTTGCAGCACCGCCTCCACAGTGCCGTCCAGGTGCCCGTAATAGTGATGACAGAGGGTATCGAGCACGTCGCCCTCAGACGTTTTGCAAGTCTTGGCCATAGCTGACGAACTCCAATGAGAATCCCTGTTTGCGTGGAATACCGCCGGCCAGCAAAGCCCCCTGCTCCTCCTCGATGCCGATGAGGCACCAGGTGCCCAGCACTTCGCCATAGCCTGTGGTCAGCGACAGGGGCAACAACTGGCGGCCGATGCCACGCAGCGCTTGCAACTGGCCCAGCCCGCCTTTGAATCCGGGGAAGATCGCACCGCGGATGCTGATGGTTTCTTCACCCAGGCTGATTGCCTGCTGTGCGTTGTCACGGCTAAGGCGCTCCTGGCCAGCCCAGCGAAAACGCGTTTGCCGGCGCAACTGGTCGAAAGCGGCGGTGTCTAGATTGAAGTAATAAGGTGGCGCGTTCGCCTTGAGTGGCTGCAGCACCAGCAGGTGTGGGAAGGGTTTGATCGCCTCGGCCGTCGGCGTCGCCTCAGGCGCGAAGCCCAAGGTCGACAGCACGCCGCTGGCCACTGCGCGTGCATCACCCAGCACACGGCGGATGGCCGCCCCCGCCTTGCCCAGATGTTCAGCGAAAGCATCGACCTGATCACGCACCTTGCGCACCACGTCAAGTGCCTGGTCATACTTGGCTACAACGTTGTCCACGCGCCGCTTGGCCGACTCAATGGCACGCATCGTGCGTTGCAGGCGCTTGCCAATGGCCGGGCCAATCCATGGCAAGGCTTCAAGCTCGGCAGCCGCTTCCTTTGCATGGCCGACTGCCTGGCTCATGGGCTCGAGCATGGCGTCGGCACGCCGACGCCCTTCCTCGCCCGCCCTGACCAGCGCATGCAGCCCACCTTGCAACTGCTCCAGGTAGGTCATGGATCCTCCTTATGGGTGTGGTTGGTCCGCCATCTGCACCGAACGTGCCTGACGCATCAGGTCGTCCAGTACGCGTCGGGCGATGGTTTCCAGTTGTTGCAGGGTGGTCGGGTCGTCGAAGCTGTTGTTGACGGTGACCGGCATGTTGGCGTTGAAGGTGAACTGCTGGTTGATGACCTGTGGCACCGGAGCGCAGGGAAGCTGCGCCGTCGGCGAAGCGACAAGCACCGGGAGGGTTGCACTGTCCAGCGCCGGGGCCGGCTCGTCAGGCATCTTGGGAGCCCCGGGCATACTGGAGCCCTCGACACGAGGGCCTGCCTGGGCCTTGCCCATGGCTGAAGCCACGACACTGCCCAACCAGCCACCCGTGCTTTCTCCACCCATGCCGCCCAGCACGCCGCCAATCAGCCCACCCACTGCCGTGCCAATTACCGGTACCACCGACCCTATTACAGCGCCTGCGGCAGCGCCCGCCAGGGTGCCGCCCAGGCCACCGACAGCACTGCCATAACCTTCAAGCTTGCGTGCCGAACTGGCGTCGCTGTTGTAGGTTTCGACAAGCTCAAGCGTGGTACTTAGAAGAGCAACCCCGGGCAAACGCTTCATAAGCCCTTTGGCTGACGGTAGCCGAGCGGTTGCGTTAACCGGTACAGCACGCGCAGGCGAAGCGGCAGCGTCCTGGGTATGTACGGCCTGCCTCAGTGGCTGCGTTGCCACTGACGAGCCAGGGCTTTCAGGCTGCGTCGCGCTGTTGTTCGGCGCAGCCCTGTCGCCTTGCGTACCCCAGCCGAACAGCGTGCCTCCTGGCCCATCACCCACCGGCTCACGCGGGGGGGCGCCGCGCGTTCTGGCCGGTTTGCTTCTGCCCAACCTGAACAGAACGGTATCCTGTCCCCCATCGCCCACCCCACCCACCGCAGCACCGACACCCCGCGCCTTGTCTTCATCAACGCCGCCGGCGATCGCCACGCTGCCGATGGTATCGAGCCTGCCGATATGCCCCTGCGCCTCCCCATGACGGGCCATCCCGGGGATTGAGGGCCAAGTGTTCGCTGGCGGCTGCTCTGCCTGTTTGTAAGCGCGCTGCCCTGCGGCCATCGCTATCAACGCGGTGGACGAACCGAAGACACCGATGGAACTGGATGCCGTCTGCTCTTCCAGCGCCATGCTCAGCGATCGCGCATCCATCTCAGATAACGCTTCGTTGCTATCCGGTTCGGCCTTGTCATCAACAGCGGCGTTGCCAAAATAACCTTCGCGCCTGCGCCCCTGCTTGCTGGCCTGCTTGCGTGTGCTCAGTGTTGGTGAAGCCGCGCCCAGCAGTGGGTCACCTGTTTTCGCGGCCTCGTCTGCAATCGGCGCCTCGCCACTATCCCCGGCAGCCTCGTTACGCGGGTGCCTCTGCTCAACCAGCGGGCGCGTTTGCCAACGTTGAGGATTGATCGGCGGGTCGCCCCCTTTCTGTAAGCAATCACAGACCACAGTGAGCCCTGCCGCGCCGAAACCAGCGACCACCATCGGCTCCATTCCAGCAGGTCCCCAAGGGATCGTTTGCTCCGGTTTGGCTGAGCCTGCCGCACTGGCTGCAGGTGCGCTGCTATCAGGGTCCGGGTTGGGTTTGCCCTGCCCCATAATCCATCTGAACAGTCTCCCCCCGGCCAGATCACCAACAGCTTCGCCAAGATAGCCGCCAAACTTGGCCCCTTGTTCTTTGGTCAGCTTCCCCCTGCTCAAGACGGATAGGACAGTACCCAGCAAACGCCCGCCCTGCTCGCCCAGGGCGGCACCCACGCCGCGCGCTTTCGTTTCACCGTCATCGTCGGTAATCAGCGCTTTGCCGATCTTTCCGGCAGCATCGATACGATGCTCCTGCCACTCCTGGGTGGTAGCCCTCTCCAGCCGTCGCTGGGTACGCGCCGGCTGCCGCTGCATGGCCTTTTTCCCACCGACAGAGATGGCAAGCGCTGTCAAACCGAGACCACCGGCCG